TTAAAACAAAAAGTGTTATTGAAACCAATTGTTGATAAATTACTGAAAAGTAAAAAGTATCAAGACAACTGGTTCGCAAAACACGTTGAGGAGAGAATATAATGGACGTATTAGGATATAGCTCACACGACTGGAGAAAGAATACAGATGACGCTGTTGTTATGGATAGTTGGGGTGGTGCAATGTTAAGAGTAAACGATAGTAAAGTTAGATTTACGAATCCTAAAACTCTTAAAACAGAAGAAGTTGATCTATCAAGATTAATTAGAGTATTTGTAAACAACCAAGAAAGTCATAAAAGAAGTGTCAAGTAAAGAAGACGATAAAAAATTACAAGAGGCATTTGATGACCTTTATAGATATGTAATTATAATGGGATTGAAGTTTAACTGGCAGATGATAGCCGCTACTTTAGTCACAATAGGATTGAGAATATATAAAACAGTATTAAGTGATGAAGGATATAAGGCAATGACAGATTCTATAACCGAGAGTTATGATCACATTGAAAAATTTGAAGATACAACATTACATTAACCAAGGAGAAACATGAGCGACCCATACGATACACAAGTAGGCGGCAATCACTATCAGACAATGAAGATACAACCTGCCGAATTTATAAACAAAAATGAAATGAAATTTGCCGAAGGCAATGCCATCAAGTATATTTGTAGGCACGTCAACAAAGGCGGATTACAAGACCTTCAAAAGGCAAAACACTATATCGATATGATAATCGAAAGAGATTATGCAGATGAATCCAAAGGTAGTTCCGTTGATTCAGATTAGATATTAATATAGAAGATGTAAGCGTTACCTATTCTGCTGATGATCTAAATGGTAAGATATATTATCCATCAGGTGCAGCTGTAGGGTTAGAAGGATTTGATGAATAAGATATTAATTATAATGTTTATATTGCTTGTAGGTTGTACAAGTACAAATAAGAAAATGGAAACACACCCTACAAATAATAAAAATGCACTAGAGGCATTAGATAAATTTTGGGAGTTGCTTAGGCCAGTAAGAATATTAAACGGCATTAATAAGTAATGACAGAAGAGGATAAAGAGTTTCAAGAGTTTTTAGATATGTTTCCGAACATACCTAATCCAGAAAGTTATCCTAAGTGTTTTGAGTTATGTATTAAACTATACAAATACTACAAATCAAGAAAAAGATAATACTATCGGAGTGTGGCTCAGTCTGGTAGAGCATTGCGTTTGGGACGCAAGGGTCGTAGGTTCAAATCCTACCACTCCGACCAATTAAAATTCTTTAGATATACCAAATTGAGGTTGTTCTTTACAATCTTGAATAGCAGTATTAATATCATCTACATTGCAAGATACTTTAGTCTTGATACCACAACTACATATAGTCATTACTATTACTATTAATACTATTGATTTCATTCTTTGAATTCGCCTACTCTGGTACCTGGAGCATTTCTGAAGGACGCACACACATACTTATAAGAATGAGGATCTTCACAATACATTAAGTATCATAGGTATGAATACCATAGATATTAGTATTACATCAATCCAGAACACGAATGCTAAAACATTCCACCACATTAGTTTAGATTAATTACACTTGCGTTAATATCAACTTCACTACCACCATTGATAGTATTCTTACCTGTATTAATATCATGTGTACCTGAGTTTTGTGTAAGAGCATTTGTTGTAGATGTTGTTTTAAAATTACTTGTTTCTATGATCGATCCGATAACACCTATATTCATACCACGACCCACTTGCATATTGAGATCACGACTGGCATTGATGTTTATATCACCTGCGTCAGCACCTGAGTTTAATGTTGTCAAGTTGATGTTACCACCGTTGACCTCTACATTAAGACTTGCCCCTTGACCAACTTCTATATTATAATTATTGCCAGACTCACCTTTACTGTTGACTCTAACTCTTAAACCTTTATCAATTGTAGCACGAGAGTTACCTTGTATGTGACAGTAATCATCATTTGTAATTATGTTATAATTATCTTTTACAACCTTTGTGACTTTAGTTCCGTCTGGTCCTATTTCATAACCAGAACCACTTGTATGTCTTTCGTGTATTCTTTCATTGTTTCTTGTATCATCAAATTCTTTTAGATGACCACTTTCTGATTCATAAACATGATTATGAGGATATTCAGCGGCATAAGGTATTGCAGGTTGATCCCACTTACCACCGTTTTCTGTATCAAGATCGGTAGGAAAAGGTGCAACACCACCGACAACTCCGTCTATCTGTGCCGTACCAACTGCTAATTCTCTTGTGGCACGTCTTTGTGTTAATGTACTATGAGGATTATCTTCTTCACTAAATCCTTCACTTTCAATTTTACTATTAACTGCTAATCGATTAACGTCTGTTTCAGCATATTTAGGAAATGCACCATACAGATAATCTTGAAAACCTTTTGTGTCACCTTTACTTGGTAGATTCTTAGGTACGCCAGGTAGTGTACCCATGATAACAGGTTGTTGTGCTGTAGGTCCGTCTGTAAAGAAACCGACTACCCATGTACCTTCGACAACACCTAATGGCGTTTGTCCGATACCTGATACGGTTGCACTTGTAATTGGATTCATGGGATGTGCCCATGGTAGATCCTTAGTAGGTAGTTTAATCAGGTCTTCTGTATGATAACCTAAACATCTTACTCTAACTCTACCTAATGTCTTTGGGTCTTGTCGATCTTCAACAACTCCTACGAACCATTGAAAGCCGTCTTTACCCATAAAATTTTTCATAATACTATTTTCTTAACCTTATTGGTTTAAGTCCTGTTTCTCTATTTAAATATTTATAATCAATCTTGACAACATCAAAGTCGTTCTTAATCTTCTCGGCAATCTGATAAGGATCAAACTCGGCACAAGAGTAAACGTCTATCTGCATTAATGCAGGATTGGGTTCATCCCATACATGAATGGCGATGTGACTTGTTTCGATAACGGCAATACCTGTAATACCTCGATTGCCTTCCATTGTACAATACTTGACATATGGACCCATGAGTATTTTCATATCAATTGAATCAATGAAATTTCTCATCCATTCTGTCAGTTGTTCCTCGTCTGTCGGAACTCGATTTGCCTCAGCACGAATGATTAGGTGCTTATGAATGAGTACTGGATTTTTCATGTGTCATAATATTAGTTATTCACCTTGGCACCAGCACGCCATTGATAACAAGACCAGTATCTCGCACTTGTCTTATCTTTTGCAGTATCACAATTATGCCTTGCACGAAAAGATTTTCGTCTTGCAGGATCATCACGTTTGATCGATAGACCTGTCGTATCACCGAAAGACACCTTGACAATATTACCTTTAGGGTTTTTTACATAGACATAGAACTTCTTACTACCACCTCTTATCGGGTCATTGAGTTTTACCTTTTTGCCTTGATATTCGGCTTCGGTAATTACAAGATCCTTATAAGTTGATTCACAGATGGCATCGATGGCCTCTACTTGCTTGAGTGTTTTCATATAGTTATATTTATACCTCGCAGGACCACGAAGTTTTTTTAGAAGAATTTTTTTTACTCTTTATCTTCTTGATTATGAGGTTCGTTATAATCGCTTTTATCATTAGCAATTAACAGACATTCTGCCTGTATGGCAGCAATACTATTATCAATAATCTCACGAGGCGCTTTGTTCTCGCCATATTTGAGAAAACGTAAATGATCTGCCGATTTCTTTAACGAATCAATCTTATCGCATAGTTGACTTATTTTGTGTAGCATATAAATCTAGTATATCATATATGCCATATAAAGTCAAGCCGTCATTGAGAGTGCTCTTTTAAAATACTCGTGTGCCTTGTATTTGTTATATCTCGCTTTATCTCTCTCCTCATAGATCATTCGATCTTTAAGTTTGAGTTTTTTCTTCTTTAAATTTGAAATGACCGTACGATTATATGAATTGTGTTTTTCGAGAGAGGTGATCTGTTTATCTAGGTAGGCGTGTTTTCTTTTGTAAGTGTCTTTATTTGACATAAATCTCCTTATAATTGATTACTTAAATACTTATATGCCGTATGTTCTTCATTTGTTCTATATAGTGAAAAAAGTCTATGTTTATTTCACTAGACTATTCTGCCATAATATGATAGGATATACACTTAATAATAACAAAAGGAGAATATATGACATATGAAAAACTAAGTGAAGAAGTGAGTAAACTATTGAATGATACCGAAGAAAAGATGAATGATCTAATCGCCAG